ATACGCAAACGGTAGCTACTACGGACTTTGAAGATTACGCAAATAATAATTTCAATATAAAATCAACATCTCCACTTTTTGCGCTCAATGTTGGCGCTGATTTAGTTCCAGCGAGTAGCGGTATATCTATAACAGGGGCTACTGCAAATTATAATTATGCTGGAATAGTCGGATCTGTAGATTTAACCGGTGAAGTTATAGTTACAGGTTCTACAGGTAGTTACAATTATACTGGTATAACGGCAACCATAGAGCTTGGCGCTGAGATAATAGTAACAGGACAAACAGCAAGCTATAACTATACTGGCATAGATGGTTCAGTAGAGTTAACAGGATTAATAACTGTACTAGGTCAGACTGCTAACTATGATTATGACGGTATTGCGGCAGATATAACGCTACAAGGCTCTATAATAGTAAGCGGTAGCACAGCAAATTATGATTACAATGCGTTAAATGCTACAATCATACTTCAGGGGCCAATAACAATTAACCCTAAAAACATAGTTAGAGTTAAACGACAGTTAAACACAATACGAATCAAGCGAAATTCAAACATTATTATAGTAAGGTAAATATTATGGCAGCAGGTGATACAAAATTAATGAGCGATACGGTCAAGAAAGATCGTGAAGGGCTTTATGCTTTGGCCGATAACTGGCAGGTAGTATTCTTTTCAGATACGTTTGCTAGTATTTTGTCAACAGCCACAAACCCAACATCATCAACTTATACAGTTGTTAGTGGCGGTAACTTTGCTGCTAACTATGCTTTAGCTAATGAGGCTGTAACACGCTCAGGTGCGGTAATTAAGTTTGATGCTGACGATATAGGGCAAATACTTAAAAACGCCTCTAATCCAGCAATAAAGACGGCAGGCCTTATTAATGCTACACATACGAATGATTTATTTCAGGTGTGGGACATGACGGCAGACGGCACAACAGCAGTTGATACGGTAAATAACGATTTTACGTTTAACTTTGGTGCAGGTGGCATTAATACATCGACCAATACGAGCACTTAACTGTAAAAAGAAAAGCTATATAAATCAACGCTAAATTAATAGTTTCTCACACTATAGATAACCCGTTTTAATAACGGGTTTTTATTTGGTATAATCAAGTAAATACGGGCTAAATACGGGCTAACATGGCTAAGAGTTCAACTACATTCGACAAAGACAAGCAGCCAGCAAAAGGAAGAGGAAGGAGTGAGCGCACAAAAATACTTGATGCGATGAAGGAAACCAATAAAACAGAGGAAGGGTTTTATCAGTTACTTGTTAATAAGGCTCACGACCCAGAAGATAATTTTGCATTTAAAGAATTGTTAAGTCGATTGTCTCCAGTTCCTAAAGCAGTCAGCCCATTATATGAGTTTACTTTTGATATAGACGGAAACCCACACAAGCAAGCTTTACAAATAATTAACGCGATAGCTGATGGTAAAATCCCTTCTGATGTTGGCAATATAATTATAACCTCAATATCATCAATGCTAAATATTCAAGAAAAGACTGATTTTGAAGAAAGATTAAAGGCGATTGAAGATGCAAGCGAACAGGATTAATCGACTACATAAGATTGAAGATCAATTTGCCTTTGGTAGTAGTGATTATAAGTCTAGTATAATCGGCTTTGTTTGCCCTAAAAGCAAAAACCTCACTGCTACATATCATTTAGTTGGCGGTAAGTGGACGCCTACAATAAAAGAACCTAACGCCTTCTTCCCTGAAATAGTAAAGCCAATGTTTTTAAACCCCAAAAGGTTTATGGCATTGATAGGCGGCCGAGGCTCAGGTAAAACAATCGTAAAGGGTGACCATGGTTTAATTGGTATGCACGACTTAGGGCGAAACCTAATGTGTATCCGTGAGTTTCAATCATCAATAAGTGATAGTGTTCATGCGGTATTAAGTGACGAGATAAAAAGGCTCGAGCTAGACAACTACGATATAACAGAAAGAACAGTTAAATTTACACACAATAATGCAATGGCCCGCTTCATGGGGTTAAGTAGAAACCCTGAATCAGTTAAGTCTGCATTCGGTTTTTTGGATTGGTGGATAGAAGAGGCGCAATTCTTAAGTGAAAAATCATTAAGAACATTAACGCCAACAGCGCGTAAAAAACCAATGAAAGGTTTACCAGGTAAGCAAAAGGAAATCGATTCAAAAGAAATTGATATGAATGATGTGCAAATGGTTTTCTGCGCCAACCCTGCATCAAGTGAAGACCCATTTAGTCAAAGGTTTATAGTTCCATTTCAAGCTGAGTTAGATGCTCATGGCGTTTATGAAGATGAAATGCACCTCATTATAAAAATGAATTGGTCCGATAATCCGTGGTTCAGTGACTCAGGGCTAGAACAAGAAAGATTATTTGATTTAAAAAACTTGCCTCGCGGTACTTATGATTGGGTGTGGGAAGGTGGTTTTAATGACGAAATTGAAAACGGACTAATCAAGCCTGAATGGTTTGATGCTTGTATAGACGCTCATATTAAATTAGACATGAAAGAGTTCGGAGTTTCAAAGGTTACACACGATCCATCTGATTTAGGTAATGACCCCAAAGCAACGCTTGTGAGGAAAGGAAATATAATCACTAACGTTATGCAGCGTACTGACTTAGATGTCAATGAAGGCTCTGATTGGGCGCTTGGTGTTGCTATAAATGAAAACGCTGACCAATATGAATGGGATGTTGGCGGAATGGGTGTAACACTTAAGCGTGATGTTAACTCAGCACTGGAAAACAAAAGAATAACCGTTCATCAATTCAATGGAGCGTCTAAGGTTGATCATCCTAAATCAATATATGAATCATCGGGCGCTTCAAACATAGTCCAACAAAAAACATGGGAGCAAGTTTGTAGAAATTTACGCGCTCAATGTTATTTAAAATTGCGTGATAGAGTTTACAGAACATATAAAGCTGTTGCTGAAGGGAAAATGACCAATCCAGATGAGTTGATATCATTCGCATCAACGTGTGAAAATTTAACAACACTTAGGGCTGAGTTATGCAGAATGCCGATAAAACCTAGAAGCGATGGATTATTCGAGCTATACACTAAAAAAGAGATGAGAGAGAAGTTTAAAGTTCGCTCTCCTAACTGTGCAGACACACTGATGATGTCAGAGCGTATTCATGATATTATGGAAAGCACAGAAGACATTAATTTTGCGTCATTTTACTAAAGGGCTTGACGATGGCAGATGATAAAGACAATAACGAACACTTAACATGGTTGAATCAATTAAGTGACTATCAACAATCAGACTTAGATCAACGCCAGCAAGCGAGAGAGTGTGACAGATTCTTACTTGATAAAGATGGTCAATGGGAAGAATCGGTTGCTAGGTCATTGGATGCACAGAAAAGACCTCGTTACACGTTTGATCAAGTAACGCCTGTTATTGAAAACATAATGGCTGATATTGAAGACATGGAATTTGGCTCTAATGTCAAACCAGCTTCAGGTGACGCAACTAAAGAGCTAGCAAAAACTTATGAGGGCATGGTAAGAAGTATCGAAGCTGATTCTGATGCCACCTCTATTTATCGTAATGCTTGTCGCAGATTAATACGCCGAGGTTTTGACGCTTGGATAATTAAAGCTAAGTTTAAAAACGAATGGAGCTTCGATCAAAGCTTAGTTGTTGAAACAATCCCTAATGCCATTAATCGTGTATGGACCGCTAACACCTCATCAAAGGCTGATAGCTCAGATAGTGATGTTGCATACGTTTTAACATCGGTTACGCCTGAAGCATACAAAGAGCAATTTCCAGAAGGTAACGCAGTAAGTATTGATGATGCTGATTTAGGTGAGCATTACGATCAATACAGACCTGAAGTAATTATATTTGGTGAAAAGTATTACAAAAAGGAAACGACTCGCGAAGTATGTCAATTATCTAACGGTGAAATTGTAGAGAAAGACGAAAACTTTCAAAAGGTAGTTGATGAATATGCCGCGCAAGGTGTAACTGTTGTTCGTGAAAAGAAAGTTAAAGACTTTAAAATATATCACAGATTCTTTGATGGCGGCGGAATGTTGTCAGAAGAGCACGAAACAGTATTCAAAACATTGCCGATAGTAACTGTTTATGGTAACTATGAGTTGTTAGGTGAAAACTCCAAGATTACTTACTCAGGCATTACATTAAAAGAAATGGATTACCAGCGCGTATTTAACTATGCCAAGTCACGCGAAATCGAAGAAGGCGCATTAGCTCCACGTAAAAAACTTGTAATGACTAAGAAGATGGCTAAGGGCAATGAAGGTCAATTAGCTGCATTAAACGTTAGTGCTGATCCTGTTTTATTTGTTACACCAGATCCAGAGTGGACTGCTGGCGTTCAAGAAATAGGAGGCGCACAAGTTAACCCTAACTTAGCAAACTTAGCCAATGATATGGCAATGGGAATGCAAGTAACTGGTGGTACTAACAATGCAATGAATGGTCAGTACGCCGCTAGGATGTCTGAAGACGCTTTACGTATGCAGATTGATAGAGGTACGGGTGCAACTCGAAAATGGGTTAATGCTTTAGTTAATGGCATCAAACGAACGTGTGAAATATTAGTGCAAACTATTCCTCCTGTTTATGATACTAAGCAGCAATTCATGATACTAGGTCAAGACGGCTCAGAAGAAATGGTTGTTCTTAATGACGAGGTTTACGATACTCAAACACAACAAATGGTCAGAGTTAACACATTAAACAAAGGCGAGTATAAAGTATTCTGTGATGCTGGCCCTGCGTTTGCTAATAAAATGGAAGCTGGTTTAGCGGCAATGTTGCAGTATGCAGCTATTGACCCCTCTATCGTTAATACTGGTGGCGATTTAATGCTTAAGAGTATCGATGCTCCGCTAATGGATGAAATGGCAGCACGTAAACGAGCGCAGTTATTACAAGCGGGTATGATACCTGAAGATCAAATGACTGATGAAGAAATTGAAGCGGCACAAGCAGCAGCGCAACAACCACAACCTGAAGATCCAGTTGTAATGCTTGAGCGAATGAAAGAAGAAACTTTACAGATGACTCAACAGAACAAGGCAACTGAGCATCAGATAAGAGTGGCAGAATTAACAACTAACGCAGAATTAAGCACAGCTAAGATACAAAGCGACATACTTAAAAATGCTAGGACGCTAGAGCAAGGACAGGAGAAAATCGACATTGATAGAGATGATAAGCAGTTTAAGAACTCGCTTGAATTACTCAAAGAAGAAAATGCAATGGGTAGAGATTTAAACGCAGAGCTACAAAATAACATGTTGGTGTTTGACATTGAAACAGGGGATTTTGCTTAATGCCTATCGTTGATATAAAAGGAGTCGGGAAAGCTAAGTTTCCTGACGGCATGAGTGCTGAATCAATACGTGACTTCTTACGAGTTAAGTATTCACAGCAAGCCGTAAGCGGTCAATCTGACATCTTATCGCCTCAACCTGATACAGTTGCACCATATAGCCCTAGCCTAGTCGATAAGATAGGTGGTGGAATTGCTGACACACTAACCAAGTCGGGTTTAATATCTGATAACTATCGCGCACAACAGATAGGTAAGAACCTTTCGGGTATTGGTGAGTTCCTTCCTGGTGTTGGTGATGCTACTGCTGGTGATGAATTCGGTCGCGCTGTTGCTAAAGGTGATAAGTTAGGTATGAGCTTGGCTGCATTAGGTGTTATTCCTGTTGCTGGTGATGCCGCTAAAGGACTTTATAAGACGCACAATATAACATTGGGGGGTTTAAGAAAAGCTAATGAGTTTGGTGGAATACCTTCCCCTTCTTTGGCTATAGCTGGTAAAGACTCAGGTTTTGACAGCTTTGGTGATATATCACTTATTGGCTCTAAAGATTCATTCGCTAAAGACCCGACTTTTGCATCAGACATTTATTCACCAAGAACTCCGCAAACAAAGAATAAAATTGATAGTGCCGCAGCAAGGGCCGAAGCAGCAAGGGTTGGTGGTGATGTAGATCCTAGAATTGACAGTGGTTTTGATAGTCAATTTAGCGCTGACAGGCTTGGTGATGATATTGATAGACTTAAAGATTCAACGGGAAACAAAGCCTCATTCCTAAAAGGAATAGGCCAAGATATAAATACAGATAAATACACAAGCAAGCCACCTAAGTTTTCGACTCCAGACTGGTTTAATGATGCAGGGTTTAGTAAGGTAAAATCTCCTACACTTAAGTCATTTGACAGTGAAAGGTTTAACAGCTCAGCAAACGAGTTTATAAATAACATTGACCCAGACAGAAAAATATCCCAATGGTATGAAGGGGAAGGGCTTTCAAGGGATGGCAAGATAATGATATTAAAAGGCGTTAGAGATGTTCAACAAAAGATTAAATCTGCTGCGTCTGGACCACAATTCGACAGGGTAAAAGTAAGAGCTGAAATAGATAAGCGTATAAAGAAAAATCAATCAAGTTTCGACTCTTACATATCAGACCAGAAAGATAGGATAAGCAAAGGTAAGATTTTTACTAAGTGGAATCCGAACACGGGAACAAGCAAAACGTTTGAAGCAAACCTTGATAATGCCGTTAAGTTAATGAAGGGAAATATCAGAGGTGGCGAGGGATTTAATTATGGTGTTGGCAGTATCAGGGCGCAAGTAGCTCCGCAACTTAAGAGCATGAAGCAGATACAAGATCGCAGAGGGCAGATAGTTGGCTCAGATCAAATGACTATGGTCAAAGAGGGCTTTGATTCAAGGTTAGATAATCTTTATGATGACCTAAAAGATAATTGGGCGTACAACTCAGACCCTAGTTATAGTGATTTTGCGGAAGGACTACAAAGTGCAGCTAAAGGAGATTTTGCCGACTTTAAGGGTTTATCTCCAAATCAAAAGAATGAGTTAAAAGGTTTTTTTACTGAGTTAGCTAATGCTCCGACAAATTACTTTGAAATAAAACCACAAAGAGCCGTAGATATAGGTGAATTTTTTGGTGCAGCAGTACCGAGCGGAACGCCAAAGGATGTTATAGATGGGCTGAAGGCAAAGGGGTTGAATGTTGTCAAGTACAAACCAGAAGAACGAATGAAAGCTATAGAGAAGCTAAATATAAAATCGAAAGGCAATATATTCTTTAGTGGTGCTGGCGCTGCAATACTATACAACAGCACTAACAAGGATGAGTCAGAAGAGCAATGACCGAAACACTAGTAATAATCAAAGGCTACAAGTTACCCGGTGAAGCTGTCTGGGTAACTGAGCAAGATATGTATGAGGTTTATTCTAAGATAAGCATCTGCATTGATGGCGGCAAGGAAGCTGAAATGATTATTACTAAGATAACTGATAAAGGTTTATTTGTAGAAAGCTTGCAGTAATTAACAAAGAGGTTTGACACACCTCTTTTATTTTACTATATTAAGCTGACTAATCAGTTAAGGAGTTAATAAACAATGAACAAACATATATTAATGGTTATGGATAAAGAGTCTTTTACGAAAGACGAGCTAAAAAACAATAAAGAAATCGCTTATACTGCTGCTTATGCTGCTGCTTATACTGCTACTTGTGCTGCTGCTTATGCTTATGCTGCTGATGTTGATTATTGGATTGATGTGTATTTTAAAGAAACAGGCGAAAACAAGCAGGACTACATCGACGAAATAAAAAGAGTAAAGGAGTCAGTTAAGGAAAAGGCGATAGAGTACACACAAGATATGGCTGATAACGGTGAATTGCCTAGTGTTGGTATGGAGTGCATGGTTTTGAATACTAATTGCGCGCACCCTAAATACATAAAAGGCTTGATAAAATACGTTGGTGATTTGGTAATTTATGCTTATGTTGAGAATGGCGAGCGTTGCGACAACGTAAAAACCCTTAAATTCAAGCCACTAACCCCACCTATGACGCTAATAGATGGCGAATGCTACCAAGGTGTCCATAAGGGCAATGGTAAACTATACAAAGGGGTTTATGTTAAATCTACCGATGAGATATTTCATTGTAAATGTAGCAACCCAGCTAGTTTTTACACCAACATTCAACCATTAACAGTAGAGGTTAAGTGAATGGATTATAAATTTATAGATAACGGCGCTGGACCAGTTAGATTTATAGCATGTTACCTTGAAGTATTAAAAGAAGAAAACCCAGCACTTCATGAAAAAATATGCGCAAAGCAGCGAGAGATAATGAAAGGGATTGAACCTGATAGTCGTAAAGGCCCAACAATTATGGATATGATTAACGATGTACTTAAAAGGGCTGATAAAGAAAGGTTTTACCAAGCTACAGAGAGGTTAAGTAAATGAAACTATCTAAGCTATCAATACAAATTAAACTAAACACACACCAACCAGTATCACGCGATGATTTATGGTGGAAAGCTTTTGATATATTTATAGGTGGTAGTCATGAGTGATAAAGCAGGGCATATAGCCAGATTTGTTTTTGCTATCAAGGTCAATGAAAGTGAAACTTGTTTGGTGGAGGCTGATAGCGCACAAATAACAGATAATGGGGTTTTGAGGTTTATTGTTCATAATGACAATAAGTCTACTGTTGCGGCATTCAATAAGTATGAGTATTTCTTAATAGAGAGTACTAACTCATGAAAAAGTTTAACGCCAGTGATCTATCAAAGAAGCCATCTCAAGTATTCGCAGCAGCTAGAGAAGATGGTGCAATTATTCAGCATAAGGATAGGCAGGGTAAAGTTGTTGAAGAGTTTGTTATTATAGCTGACAAACCATTAAGAAATAGCGGGCACTCCATTCAAATGATTAAGGATATTACAGAGTCTTAATTAGTCTCACAAACAATTGCTTTAAAACCACTTTAACGAGTGGTTTTTTATTGCCTAAAATTTAGTGAGATTAACCAAGTTGTCATTTTGATTAACAATTGGTTATAATAACCAAAAGGTTTCCTTGACACCTAAAGTCAAAGCTTAAAATTCGCCAAAGGGTGCTTAAAATGTCAGATGAAAATAACGAAGGTATTGTTATGCCTGCCGTGGTTAGTGATAAACCAATTACTGAAGAAATAACAACTCCAGATGTTAGTGCTGAATCATCACCAGCTAGTGAAGAAACACACGAATCAAAATCAAATGGTGTTCAAGGTCGTATCAATGACTTGACGGCAAAACGATATAAAGAGGAACG